CCGCATAGTATCAAGCTGGTCCAGTACAAAATCTATACTCTGTTTCATGCTATCATCCATTGTAATGGTGTGGTCTTGAAGTCCCTCCATATCTCTACTGTGTACATCAGGAGCCCCAGTCCCCTTGTCAGTAAGGCCACCAGCCTCTGCTCCTTGGGCGAACCAGTCCTCTAATGCGACAATATTAGGTTTAAATTGTCCTGCCATCCCTTTAGTAGGTTCCCCGTCTGCCATCCCAATACCCAAAGCAGGACCCTTCTGACCAAATTTTACTTTAACAACGAGTTGGCCTGAACCAGTTTTTATTACTGTAGCAGTTGCCTTATTCTCTCCATTAGGGTGCATGAAGCTCTCCTCATACCCCTCCTCTTTTCCCTGCATTTTAGTAATAATATCGTCAGGGTTATTAACAGTAGCCCCCTCTGCTTCTGCTTCCCGTATAGAAAGCTTAAATTTTCTCCGCTTTAGGAGTTCATAACTTTCTAATAAAGAGTAGTAGTAATCCATAGTATATTATAGGAGAAAAGCCCAGCCCAGAATCGTCTAGGCTGGGCTTAGATAGTTAGCTTACTTTTGTAATTTGAGGTCAGTCACCTACTTGATTTTCATTAGCGGGAATAGCAGACATCCCTGATGAGCTAGTTTGCTCCATGAAATCGTACTTGATAACCATTTCAATGGTATGAAATTCGTTAGTGTTGTAATTAAACTCTGCGGTTTTCCATGATTGGGGGTAGACCCCATACAATCTCGTTTCCATCAAGGGTTGCCCTTGAGCATCTAGCTGGGTAATGATACATTTATCAGCCTTAAAGCGACCACCGTTTTGATTAAATTTACCGTTCAGAGGATTATAAATATGAGAGAACCATCTCCATAAAGTATGAGCTATCTGAGGTTTATACAAGTTATCAAAGGTGATGGTAACTTCTTCGGGAGTAGCCCTACCAGGGTAGAACACCTTGTCGTTAACACGGAAAACTTCAATAGCTTCTGTACTAAACCCTAGTGCAGTAACTTGCTTTGCAGCTAATGTAAGTTTCTCTTGGTTCGTATCTGTAGCATCAGGGGGTAACTCTAAGTGAATCTCCCATTGATATGCCCTTACAGAGTCCAGGCCCTCTGATATAATAGGTAAACCCTGGCCGAGTTGCTCTCGTTTCTGATCTTCGCTTACAAAGTATGCATTATATGTTGACATTTATTTTCTCCTTAGAATTGTGCTGACTGGTTTGTGAGGTTAAGTTCAAAGATCACCATCTCAGCAGTCTTGGTGGGCTTAATTAGAACTTTGCACCACATCTCGTTTCGATCAACTCTGATAGGTGTGTTGACTGAGGCATCACAAATCACTTTATATTGGGTAATCCCTCTTCGGTTTGAAATCTCACCCATCAGAGGATTGATTAATTGTTCCACTCTAGCCCAAGTGAAGGCATCGTTAGGCTCAAAAACGAGCCGTTGAGTGGATGCGAGGATAACCTTCTTAATATAGATCATCAATCGTCTAACATTAATTCTATCCAATGCAGTTGGTTGTCTTTGCGCGGTCCGTTGACCAAAGATAGCAATACCGTTTTGAGGGAAGTTAACGATTGGGTTAATACAGTTCCCCCCAGAGTACATAGAATCCCGATCACCTTGGTTGAGAATAACTTCCACATCCGTAGGCTTGGTTAAGCGACCTCTAACAAATCCAGCAGGTGCCCACCACGGGTCTGCTACATTATCAGTGTATCCCATCTGCCTAGCTGCGAAAATCTCAGGAGCTAACCAACGGTTTTTACCATCAGCAACTGAGAAAACTTGGAGCCAAGGCCAGTAGATGGCAGCGTAAGAACTATTGACCGCTACACTTCTAGAGGTAGCAAATCCATTAGTCCAATCAATCGCATCTCCAGGTCTTCCAATTGCAAAGGGAGGAGAGATAAGGGCTAAGAAATTAGTTGTTCTTTCAGCCATAGTAATCAAAGCGTTCTGAATACTTTGGTTATCCCCAACCCCTGTTCCAGGAGTCAGAGCTATAGAAATATTAAGAACATCATCGTCTAAGGCTTCAATACCTGTCTTTCCACCATCCGATCTAGTTGATCCTATAATGGCAGTAGCGGTATCCGTATCCCCTGCGGGAACTCCATCGCTTCCGTCTGCTAAATTATAAGTTCCTTGGACCAGTTTTGCAAAGCGCGGGTTTATATCTGTTACAGCAACCCCAACACCTTGCGTACCTGCTAGAGTACCTAGCGCACCCAGGTTCTTAACACGATTCACAAAGTTGGGAAGAGCAGTAACAGAAACGGTATCATCCCAACCGTCAATCGCAATTGCAGCCGTAACATAGTCGGAAGTTTTACCATCATAAGTAGTGCCGATACTGTTCTCTAAGAATGCACCCGAAGTAAAGCCAGCTTTAAAGCTTTCAGCAGCGACACCTAAGTTGTTTACTTGCTCTAATGTAGTTTCTCCACCATTAGCATCCACTTCAAAGGAAACACCACTAGTACTCCCGTCTGTTCTGGTTCCTGTATTATATCCCCCTCCAGCCCAAAGGCTCTTAATCATGTAAATAGCGGTATCCGTATCTATACCAAAGCCAGAAGCAGTAATGGTTTCAACAGCTATTGCCGCAGCGGCTCCATCCTCATCAAGGACTTGGAAGATATTTCCTGGAACATAAACATCGGCATCATTTTTAACACCGCAGCTTAATTCCATAGTGGTAGCATCACCAGCAAGAGGGTTCACAATAAACGCTGACCCATCAATGGAACTACTATCAGAGTAAGCCCCGATACGGTCTGCGTCAAGTGCTCCACCCAAAATTTTGGATAGACCTAACATTGTAGTTGCACCATTAGTAGCAGAAGTACTTAAAGTTCCTTTAAGAATATTGTAAGTCCTAGCATTAACAGTAGTGGCTCTTAATTGATCATAGCAAGTAGCAGTAATGCGAACATCCGAAGTACCAAGGTCAGCACTACCGATTGCAGACATCCCAAGATCCCCAGCACCCCCTGGGCGAATAGGATTGGCAGCAGTACCACTCACTAAAACCGCAGGGCAAGCACCCATTTGTACAGCAGCGGAAGCTTCCGCAGCAGTAGCGTCAGCAGCGCGAATAAACCGCAGGGAGGCAGTAGTTTCAAGAATTTCTTGCGCCCCCTCAATAGCCTGACCTTTAAGTGATTCCGAAGGTTCTCCGAAAACATCAATCAGTTGTTGAACACTCGTAATAAGAGTTGCTTTTTGACCGTTTAAACCAGCGATAGGTCCTCGGCCAGCGAAACCGACTATACCTACAACTGATGAGTTAATTGATGCAGGGTAATCTGATACATCTTTTTCGATGACATAGACACCAGGACTAACGAAATTTGCCATTTATATTCTCCTATTAAGCGTTTCTAATTGTGATGAGTTTTCTTTGCTCAAACCTCATCACATGATCGGTAAGGTATGAAGCGGGTACTTTAATTGCTTGTTTTGGCATTAAGTAATAGCTCTTTACACCTTGCGGAGTCCTAAACGGAAGGCTCCAACTTTGCAGACTTGTATTTATTATTTTCTTCATCATATCTAGCTCCTATATATTTACTCTTCCCAGACCACTTTTTGGTTAATATTTTTTAATATATTGTAGTTTCACTGTTAAACTCTTGAATTTCTCCTGTCGAGGTTAGTAAAAATTTAGGGTTGGGAATATACCCTTCAAGTTTAACCATAAAAGATCTTCTCAAAATTCGATCCTGTCGGTCGCCTAGATCTAAATTTGAATTATCAGACTCCTGGACAATAAAAGCATGAGCAGTATTAGTGTACTGATTCTCTACAATTAAATGAGGATTGAATAGTAAACGAATTTGCTCCACAATTTGATCTAAATTACTTTTATATTTTGTCCAAATATTAATGTTATACTCTATGTTAACGGCTCTAGGAGCAAGACTAAGAACTCTGTAGGCTCTCTTCTTCTCATCACTCCACCAGCTTTCGTTGATAAGAGAGGGCTCTGATCTTCGCCGCATGTCATCATTATCAGAAGCGTTTTGTGAAATACTTAAGATAGGGAG